GGTCCTCCACGGTCTGGCAGAGGCGGTCCCACTCCGAAACAAGAAACTCGCGGTCGCGGGTCGTGTATCGCCGGAACCTCCGAATGGGTGGGCGACGGGCCATTAGAGGATCGCCTGCAAGTTGGCTTTAGCAAACAGGTAGATTGTGCCGGCCCCGCCGTCCACCGTATAGGGCTTATCCCATCCGGCGTATGCCCCCACCCCTTCCGGGTCCACCGTGCTCGATCCGGTTGCGAACAAGTACCGCCAGTCATCCGACCAGATGGCCTGCCCGGCGTAGTCCGTGTCGTTGATGACGCGATAGTCGAAGTTGACAGCAAACTTCCACTTCTTCTCCCCGTCCTCGTTGGTGTAGGTCCCGCCGTCAATACCGGAAAACAGGACCTGACCGGGCGCGAACACGTCCCCAATGCCGTCCTCGAAGGCCGCGTTGTTGATCTTGCCGCCTGCCGCCTTGCAGTGCGCAAACCACGTCGCAAACTCGGCGTCCGACATGCCGACCTTCGGGATTGAGAAAGCCCCAGTGATCACGAACTTCGACACGGGCTGGCGCACGGGCTCGCTGCCCCCGCCGATGCCCGCCCATTTCCATGACAGCTTGCTCTGGTTGGCGTCCACGCTTACCACTTCGCCGCCCATGGAGAAGCTGCGATCATCTTCGTCGTTCGAGATGGACGCTTGCGGGGAGCCGCCGCCGTGCTTCGTGTCGAACATGAACGTCCACTTCCCGGTGTTGATGTCCGCACCGAGATACTCGAACCGCCCCGTCCGGCAGACGCAACTGGTGTCGGCCGAGCCGTTCGGTTTCAACATGGACGACGAGCCGGGGACGGGCAATGACCCCGGAACAACCCCGCCCGCCGCGTCGTCGTGCCGGATGTATATTTCCTGCCCCGTCGTGCCGTCCTCGTTCTGCTCATACGAGTACCCGTCAACCTGCCGTTTCCATAGTTCCGTCATGGTGTTTTACCTTCGCCCCGTCACCGCTGCCCTCAGAACAAGCGGGATCGGCACTGGTTGCGCCTAACTTGCCGCCCCCGCTATGCGTACATTACTCGTGGGCGGTAGGGTCGCTACGCAAACGCCATCCCGCCGCCAACCTTGCCCTCGATCCCCTGAAGTGTCTGCACGGCCTTCCCGAGCAAGTTGTTGTTGGTGTCCATCTGCGGGTCCTTCTGCTTCACGCCAGACCCCGCCGTTGCCACCGCCGCCTTGCCACCGGACACCGTTGCCTTCATTGCGGCCCGCTGCGACAGTTCCCATATTGCCTTGAACCCCTGCCCGATACTCAGCGTGTTTTTGATCGCCTTTTGCTTGGCGTCCTCTGCCCCTTGCACCTTGTTTGCCGCGTCGCCTGCGGCGTCCCCTTCTGCGCGGCCCCGTTGCGCATAGATGGCGTCCAGACGAGCGGACAGCTTTTCCTCGCGGGCCACGCGGGCATCCGCGTACTCGCCAAGAACCGCCTCCACTTCGTCAAGGTCCGGCGTCGGCATGGGAGAGGACACGCCATCAAACCCCTCCATCATGTCCTTGATGACGGCCTCCCCGCCCGCGTAGTCCTCTCCCTTCATCTTGGACCATGCCTTTGCCATCCACGTCCCGAGCTTTTCCGACACGTTGTCGATCCCGTTTGTCACGAACGTCGACCAGCCCGTCCAGATCGTGTGCCATTCCTTCTTGAACCAGAGCGCGACCTCTACGGCATACTCTAACTGGTCGATCAGTCCGGCCCGTATGACCTTCGGGACAATGAGCACGTCGTCCTTCACTTGGCCGAGCGTTGCAGACACCATCGCGCCCCACTCCGCAAACTTCCCGTCCGTGGCGAGCGTGCGGATGCGGTTTGCCATCGTTGTAATCGATCCCGTGACGCTTCCAAGCACGCCCTCGATGTTGAAGAAGGTGGCCGCCGCCTGCCCTATTGCCCCCCGGAGGTTTTCGTTCTCTCCGCGCAACACCTTCATGCGGTTAGACAGACTGTCCATGGTGCGCGCAAAGTCGCCGATGGCCCCCGCGCTGCCCGCCTGCTCGTAAGCTATTTGGAGGCGTGCGAGCATCTCCATCTGCTCAGTGACCTGCCCCTTTACTGACAGGCCGAACATGTCCATTGCCTTCGCAAGAACCGACTCCTGATTGGAGAAGATGTCCAGCCCGTATCCTGCGCGGGTCATGCCCATCAGGAATGACCGCATGTTGCCCGTCGCCTGCTCCATGGTGAGGTTCATGAACGATGCCTTGTCCCCGGCAAGGGAAAAGGCCTTTTGTGCCGTTGTTGCCGCCTGTTCCTCGGTCATGCCAACGGACTTGAACATCGCAGCAAACCCGCCAACGAACTCCATCGCCTCCCGGCGCGATGTTCCGAACCGGTTCTTCTGTTCGTCCAGCCACCCCCCGACGCGTTGCGTCTGCGTCCCCATGACCACCGTGAACTTGTTCTGCGATTCGATCAGTTCCGCGTAGGCCGAGACCGACGACCGCAGACCACGCGCTATCAGACCAGCCGTGGCAAGAGCGATGACCGTGCCCATGATGTTGCGGGCAGCTCCCGCCCACGCTTGAAGTCCGCTGCGCGCCCGGCGCTGCCCTTGCTGTAGCGGCACGAGGTCGGCACCAAACTCGACGTATGTTTCGGCAATCTTCTCGCGGGTCATGGCCTAGCCTCGAATGTGCGGAAGGATGTCGGCAAACAGGTCCGGGTCGCGGCCCGTTCTGGCCTTGAACTCGGCGGTTCTCTCCGCAATGGCCTGTACCTTCCAGTCATCGGTTGCGGCCTCTCGGACCGCCTTGCGAAGTTCCGGCAGGTACAGAAGGACTTGTTCGTCCGTCAGCCTGCCGACCGTTTCCGGCCCCCACCCGTACCTTTCACCGAACGCGACGAGGATGTCTTGCGCGAGGGCTGGACTGCAGGCGAGTTTTTTTTTCCGACAAGGAACGCTATCAACGGGCGAACCTCTGCCTCGGTCCCTTCCGACATGGCAACGTCCACCTGCTCGGCGGGAAGCCCCGTGGCCTCCGATAGCATGGTGAGAATGAAGTCGTAGTCCCCGGCCTTTGAGATGTTCGTGGCCAGTTCGTCGACGGGGGGGAGGGCATCCAGCTTGCCAGCAACCCACTTGTCGCGTGCGGCGGGGTCGCTGAACGCCTCGGCCCGTTCCCGTATGTCCGCGACGGCACGGTCCCGCGCCACCCGCTCGGCGATCGCCACCTTGTGCAGCATGCCGAGTCTCCGCACACGCAGGGTCATCCCGCCCACCGCAAACTCGGTTGGCTCGTTCAGCATATCGCGGACGCCATCCATGGTCTTTCCTTCCGGGTCCTGCTGGGGACGCTACGAGACCGCCACCGTGCACGCGCCACTGCCCTCGAACGTGTGGCGATACTTCACCTCACCGGCGTACTCGACCTCGGCGGGTGCCTCCGTGATGAGGATGGTCCCATGGAACACGGGCTCGCTGGATGTTGCCCCGGCACGGTTGACCATGAACGACCCCACCCCCTGCGACCCATGCAGGTCACGGAAGGCGATTGTCTCGAACTCCCCGCCCCAGTCGTCAACCGCGAACTTCCGCTCCCGGTGCCCGCCGGAATCCTGGCTCGTGGTGTCAACGGTTTCGTACTTCCGGCGAATGGACCAGTTACGCGTTTCCGCGATGTCCGTGTCGCTGAGGTTGATCTTGCCGCTCTTGCCTGTCACTGCATTGCTCATGTCTCTCTCCCGTGTGGGCTACAGCCCCGTCATTCTGTACTCGTACACGACAACTATCTGCCACCCCTCGTCCGGCTCTCGTATCAGTCGGCCCGCGTTCCTGCGATACACCCCATGTACACGCAACCCGCCGTCCGTTTCAAGCTTATTGTCATCGAACAGTGCCACCAGCGCATCCCGAATGCTGTACCCTTCTCCCAATGCCCCGTCGCGAACGTAGATGGAAAACTGCCACCGGATGACATCAAGGCGTTCGTCCGTGCTGCTGTCGGCGTCCGTATCCCCCGCATCGACGTTTATTCCGGTCAGGTACGGCAAGGCGGTCCCCTGCGGTGCGAGGCCGAGGTGATACCCCCCAGTAGCGAGGCCACGCAATGCCGCCCCGGCACCGGCCTGCCAACGCTGGAAGATGGCCTGTTGCAAGGCTATCACGTGCGCCTCCAAGGGAATATGGAATGGTGCGGCTTGCGTGCGCGTATGCACCGCGCCACGGCCCCTGCCGACTCATACAGCCCCCGCCGCAAGAACGGGCGGGGAAACATGCGGCGCGTCCCAAACTCCAACCACATGGCATATCCCACGCCGGACTTGCCACCAATGCCGGACCCCACGCGGCGACGGAGCCAACCGTTTCGTTCCCACCCTATGGATCGTAGCAGGTGGCCCGTCTGGCGAAAGGGCGGCGTCCATGGGGCACTGCGCCCACGCTCGCGGGCCGTCGCCCCAGACCGCGTTCCGGCGGCTCCGCCCGATCCTCCAATGATGCGCTTGATGTGGCGGTCGACACGGATTGCCGCTGCGTCGAGGTTGCCGATGAGCTGGCGATGTTCGTCGTTCATCCACTTCTGCCCCGCCCAGTGGACGACGACCTTTGTCGGGCGGCTGGTCACGACACCACCTTTGCGATGGCCGACAGGTGGTGCGCTTTCGTGGCCACGGACACGGGCCGCAATGCCGTCACCTCGTATCGGGCATCCCCCGCCGCATCGACAAGCTCGTCAAGCGTGGACACGTCGGTCCCGACAGGGAATAGGACGCGGTGCGTGCCTATGACGGCCTCCCGGCCCTGGGCCGCCTGTTCCACGACCGAAAGCGGTGCCACCCTGCACCGAGCCGCCCCTATCTGGTCAAGGCGGCGTTCCTCGACGCCCGTGGTCGCGTTCTGCGAGGTCATTACGCGGAAGATCGTCACCTTGTCCTTCAATAGTCCCGAAAAGCTCACACGAGCCTCCGATGCGGGTTCAGTATAGCCCCGTATTCTTCCAGAATGAGGTCCAGAAGCGCACGCGACCTGTCAGTCAGGGCGTAGGAGTACTCCCCGGCAACGCTCTCTCTGGTGGCGGGCCCTGCCTCCTGATCGGCCTGCTCGGACAGCGACTTGACCATCACGTTTGTAACATGCGTGATCTCAGCGGGTAGGTTGCCTGCCGTTTCAACGGACGAATGCTGCGCGTTGTCAGCGGGTTCCGTGTAGCCAGCCTTCCACCACACCCACACATTGGATGATCCTTTCGGGAATCCCGGCCCGGCAATGACGTTGTTTCCGACGCCCAGCCCCCACCCGCGCCTGCGGATGGTCCTGTCAGTATCCCGCGCCATTTCAACCAACGACGTGGGGCTGTCGGGAATCTCCAATGTCACTGTGTCCGGGGAAACGCACTGCCCACACACGGGACGGAGGCCGATGGTTGAATCGAGTTCGTTGTTGGCCGCCACTGATGCGGTCCATCCAGATATGGCGTTTACCGCCACGGCGATACCGGTCAGCGTGAGGTAGGTTGCGAATGGCAGGATCGTTTCCGTTTCGACGCCGGACGCGACGGACATCAACGACAGTCCGGTGGGGGTTGCCTCGACGCTGGCATATTCGACGCCAGAGCAGGTCAGGGTAAGGACGTCCAGCCCGCCCACCGCCGCCCCGTACAGGCGCACAACAGGCCATTCGGGCAGGAGCATGGTGTTGCACCCGTTGCCATCGAGCCATCGGCGGTACGTTGTGAGGGCAAGCGTGCGGTCCAGTCGCTTGAGGATGGCATTGGAGGCAACACCAATAAGGGCCTCCAGCTTCGCGTCCCCGCCAGTATCCGTGCTTCCGATCCAGTCCCGGAATGTCTTGAGCGTCGTTAGCGACATGTGGCCCTTGCCCTTTCCGAGCGACATCCACTGCCGCTACCGCTCCAAGAATACGGTGATGGTTCCTTGACCGAGACTCCCTGCGTTCGATACGCCGAGGGTCACGGTTCCGTCTATGGCATAGGGGATGACGTTCGTGATGGTCCCGTCCGTACAGGACATGCCGGGGCAGACGACGGCGGTAGTGTTGGTCGCTATGTCTGCGCCAAACCCCGCAAGAACGTCCGCCACTGCCCCGTTGTTATCCACCAGCGTTATGTCGTAGTCCCCGCTCGGGATGGGCGTGCCGGGGGCCAGAGTGACCTTGAGAATACGTCCGGTCAGCCACGCCGTCGGGGTGGCGGTACAGGTGCCGTCCGTGTGCGCGATCCACGGAATAACAACACGGTGGACCCCGCCTATGACCGTTTCTGTGCTGGTCGCGGAACCCGCGCCAAACACGCACAGCGGGACCGAGAGAACAAGGGCGGCTACCAGCAGCACACACCCTCCGACCAAGAGCAGATTGTGGAAGTTCTTCATGCTGTCCTCCGGGAATAAATGGGGGGTGGACGGGAGCACCAAGGAGGCCGCCTCGACAGGTGTGGTCGGGCTGGAAATGCCCCGCGCCCACACCCCCACGTCATGTCATCAATGGTCATGTCTCAATCGTCGAGAACGAAGTTCCACACGACGGCCACCGCCCCGGCAACCCCGATGGTCACGTCATTAGTGATGTTCGCATCGGCGCAAGCCCAGTTCCAGTAGAGCTTCGTTGCGGTAGACGTTCCATCGAACATGGTATCCGCGCCTGCCGTGAAGTCCGCCTGAACCGTGAAGTTCGAGACCGTATTGCCTGTCGTATCAAGGGTCGTAGCGGCAATGATGTCCACCTCCGTCGAGCTGAGCGTATTGTCGTCCCCCGCTGCCGCCGTCCCGATGCCAACCAGATATACGTCGGCTGGATTGGCATCGAACGCCGCCGTGTTGGTTACGACAAGGTCCACCGCGGCCGACTGGATGTGGATGCGGCCTTGAGGAAACGTGCCGAACGCCACCCCACGACCCTCCTCGCTTCCGTTGGTGGCGATGCCGGACGTGCCGAGGGTGAACACGGTGCGGAAGGTTCCGCCCATGTAGTTCACGGCGGTTGCCACCGACGTCACTCCCGTTGCCCCGCCAGACGGCTCAAACAACTTGCCCTCCGGGGTCGTAAACGTAGAGCCCGCTGCCATCACCACGGTCCCCGTCATGACCGTATCTTCGAGCCTCAACCCGTTGTAGGTCAGGGCGCCAGTTTGGTTGGGTACGCTCCACGAGAAGGTGGTGTCGCCCCACACGTTGTAGGTCGCGTAGCCCACGACCAGCAAGACCGCGATCAGGGCAATCCCGGACCACGTGTATTGTTTGCGCTTCATTCTGCCGTCCTCCGAATACCGATGGGAGCCGGGGCGGGCGGCTTAGTCGTCGCCCGCCCACGGCTCGGTGTTTACGTTAGCAGGGTCGGCGCTGAGTTGACGCCACTGAACCGCAGGTTGTACGGGATGTACAGCACGCACGCTTCGCCGTTCGTGATGTCGGCCACGTTGCACCGCATCCCATAGAACGCGTTGTCGGCGTCCAGCGCCTCGGAGGGCACGTCGATGATCCACATGCACGGGGTTGTCTCCACCCCGCCGATGTCGAACGTGTTGGATGCGACCGTAGTTTCCGTCAGGTCGTCGCCCCCGACGATGTTCGCCCACATCTTCGTGAACGTGATGGCCTTCGAACCAGCGACCGCAAGGTCGGTTGTTTGCAGGAGCGTGACGGCCCCCGTATCGGTCCCCGAACTGATGGTCAGCATGATAATGACAAGGCATCCGTCGCACTTGCCCATGTTAATGACATCCTCGTCGAGCGAGGTCGTGGCGGCAAAGGCCGCGATGGTCGGTTTGATCTTATCAATGAGTCTCATTGTCTACTTTCCTCTTTCCTCGGTTCTTTGGTTCCGCCCCTACCCTACGCCCGCACGGCAATGGTGAGGATACTCGACGTGGTGACCGTGCCATTGTTCCGGGTGAAGTAGGTCGAGTTGACCGGCCCGCCGTCCACGTATTTGATGATCCGGAACGCCATCTGCGCGTAGTCGAACTTCAGGTGCATGGACTGTGCCAGTTCCGCCCCGCTCCGGTCGTCGGCAACGACGTACTGCGACAGGTCCGTGAAGATCAGGTCGCCCTCCGTCCCCGCTGCCGCCGCGAACTCCGTGTCGATGGCCGGATAGCCGTCAAGGGTCGCACCCTCGCTGCCCGGTCCGCCACGCTGGAACAGGCGGGCCAGTTCGCCACCCGTCCCGACGGCCCGCACAAGGCTGATAAGCCACTGGTAGAGCTCGGGGCGGTTGAACAGGAACGCCGTGGACGCCGACCGCTCGATATGGATGCGCGCGATCATCTCGTCGATGTTCTCGGTGACGATTGTGTTGGCCGTGGCCGTCTGTCCCGACTCAATCGTCAGGGCCAGCTTGCCGGGGGAGTTCATAAGGCCGAGGGGTTGACCGGCCCCGGTGCCCCAGATGAACGCACGTTCCTCGGCAAACGTCAGGCCCTGTGCCAGTCGCGGCAACAGCCACCCGCCGATGAACGCCGGGGTCGAGGAGCGCATCGTCTTGTCTGACGCATACGCGAGGGCACCGACGCCGTGCGGGGTGAACCGCAGGGTCTCGAACTTCGGTGCCGACTCCGTGAGTTGCGCGTTTTCTTCGAGCCAGTAGGCCAGAATCCCGCCGAAGATCAGGTCCGAGGAATGGTCGTAGTTCTTCGCTTTCGGCAGGGTGATCCCGCCGAGGCCGACGGGCATCTGAGACGCCCTCGGTCGGATCGTGGCGACCTCCATGCCGATGTTGAGCATGGCAGTGGAGAACTCGGGCGGCACAACCGCGCCCGCCGACTCGCCATCATTGATCGTGAGGCCAGTGCCTGCGGCCTTCGCGTCGATGATGCCGTCCGCGACGGCCTTGTTGAGCATGTTCTCACGACGCTCGTGGCACTTGCGTAGGCGTTCCGGGGTGTGCCCGGCCCCTGCGGCGGCGATGTCCATGCAGAACAGGCCCATTCCGTACTTCACCTCGTCGAGCGTGTGCTTGCTTCCGTCCGCATGCGGGGGCAGATAGCCGAACGTCGGATCTTCGTCCGAAAGGTCCTTTGCGGACAGTTCATGGACCTTCGTGGCCAACGCGTCACCGAAGCTTTTGTCGTCCAGCTTCGCCTTGAGCGCGGCGTCGATGACCTTCTGCACGTCCTCGTCGGATGTCCCGGCCTCGATATTCAGCGTGCCGGACTTGTGCATTTCGGCGGTCCCGCTCACGAGCAGGTCCGTCACGATGGCCTTTTCCTCGGGGGTATTGGCCTCGATGGAAATGACCTTGCCTTCGGCCCAATCCGTCCCGTCCGGGGCCTTCCATGCTTTCAGGAGCTTGAGTAGAATCTTCATCTGTTCCTCGTTCGGTTAGTGGTGCAGTCGGTCGGCTGGCTGGCCCCGCGTCCGTCCCGTGGGAACTGGGATGGGATGGCGTTGGCCACGTGTCACGGTCGGCATGTTCGCTCAATGTGCCGTGGTGCGCAAGAACTTTTTTCAACTGTTTTCAGACCCCCCCGCGCACCTTGAGCACGGCCCTCCGCGCCCCGTCATCAACATCCTCGGCGGTCAGCACCCGCGCAACCTTGAGCGCAACCATCGCCGGGGCGGTCGGCTCGACCTCCGCCACCTTCAGCGTCGCCGCCTTCGGGGGCGGGTCCTTCGGGGGCGGGGCCTGCGTCTTGTCATCCGTCTTGGCCGGGGGCTCGTCGGCGGTCTTGTCCGTCGGTTTCGGGGCGGGGCCTCGGGCAAAAGACGGGTCCAGCACCGCCGCGTCCACCGCCTTTTGAATGAACGCCTCGACAGACAGGTCCTTCTTCGTGTCCTCCGACACGCGCACAGACCCCTTGTGGATGGCCTGCACCATCGCGTATGGGTTGGCCGGAAGGTTGCACAGCGTTGACTCAAACAGGGTCTTTGCCGCGACGATCCGCCTGCACTCTGCCGCCTCCCGGTCCCCGAACTCGGACCAGTCCTTGCGGAACTGCTCCACCAACACGGCAAACTCAGGGGCTCCGCTCAGGATAGCGGTGTCGGCCCGGAACCCGGCAGAAAACGTCTTGAGGAACCCGCCCGCGACCAGTTGCCGGAAGTCCTCCCCGCGTTCCGTTTCGGCAAACTCGATCTCCTGCAGTAGCCCCACCGAATCCGTCCATGTGGACAGGGCCTTGAAGATGGGCGGCAGGCGCAGGTTGTGCGACCATATTCCGACAGGATTCTGGTCGTAGAACTGCGTGTCCCATCCGCTCGGCGTAACCACGTCCCTGTCGTGGTCAAGGTGGCGCGTTGACAGGTAGACCGTGAATCTCTTGGCGTTCTTTCCTGCGGCCTTCACGTCCATTGCCACGGCGCGGCGCAGCATAACCGTGTTCTCGTCAACCCCGTCCTTGGTCACGGCGAGGCGCACGGCCTCGGGCATGAACTCAAGAATGGACAGTAGCTTCACTTGGTTCTTCATTCTCGATCCTTTCGTGTTTGGCGACGGTTTCCCGCCACCCTTCCAGCTTCCCGGACAGGTGCCGATCGTACACGGCATCAATGCCGTAGTCTCTGGCAATCTCCCCGGCCATTTCCGCGCATTGCTCCCGCCAGTGTGGCCCCCGATGCTGCGCGTACAGGTCCTCCGCTACGTCGGCCATTCCCTGCGGGTCTACGACCGCCTGTGATGTGCCAGCATGGTAGTCCCATGTCACATACCTGCCCGTGCAGGACGATGGGCCGCGCAACACCTCTGGCATCGCGGAGAACTCCACTGCGGCAACGGGCAGTCCGCACGCCTGCGCGTCGATCAGTGGCACGCCGAACCCCTCCCCGCGAGAGGTGCACAAGTACAGGTCACATGCGTTGTAGAGGTTGCGGAGATACATGGGATGGAACATGCCCGTGACGTACTCATACTGGGATGGGAACATCACCGCGTCCGGCCCCAACCCGCACCCCTCGGCCATGCGTCGCAGGTCCTCCCCCCGCTGTAGTGTCCCTGTGCATTCGGCGTGGACGTACAGGAACGCGTCGATGCCACGCTTGTCCCGCAGTATCTTGACGGTTCGGAACGCCGCCGAGAAGTTCTTGCGTGACGGGCGGCTCACGTTGGCCGCCACCATGCACAGGACGAACTTGCCCGTCAGGGACGCACGCAAGAGCTTTTCGAGCCGATAGCGGGCACTTTCGCGCTCCGCAATGTGGTAGTCCTCCGGGTCGAACGCCAGAGGAACGTAGTCAGACGCAAACCCGGCCTCCAAGAGCGTCTGCTGTCCGAATCGGCTCATGCACACCCGTTGCTTTGCCGCTCGAGCGGGTTTCATCAGTTCCGGGAGCATCGGGGCTGAGTCAATGACCTGCCAGGCGACCCACGGCAACTGCCCGAACTTCTTGGCGTCCATGATGAACGTGTCCATCATCGACAGCACCATGTCGGGCTTGTGGGCGTTGGCGTGATACACGATCATGTCGTTGCCCATGTTCATGCGCGGTCCAGCGGACAGCACCCGGATGCCGTCATCGTTGACGTGCGGGGGGATCGACAGGCATGTCGGGGACACGATGACCTCGTGCCCCGCCGCCTTGAGCGCACGCGTGAACAGTTTCGTCTGTACTCCGTAGCCCGTCGGGAAGTTCGACGGGACGCCATGCCATAGAATCTTCATACGAGCGATACCTCCCCGACCCCCTCCACCATGACGCTTTTCGCCCCGCGCACGTAGAGGCGCTTCAGTGTCCGGCACAGCCGACGTTGACTGATCCGTGGACCGGAGCGTGTCCCGTACAGGGCCTTCGTTGTTTCGTATGCCACCTCGCGCAATCGCTTTGCCACCTTCCCGCTCATTCTGCTTCTCCCTGTTGGTGGCGGGGGCGGGAATCGAACCCGCACCGGATGCGGCTTATGAGACCGCCACAGCACCTGTACTGTCTGCCCCGCTCTCTGCTTCTACACATAGACGAACCCTCGCTCACGCCAGACGACCCTT